ATGATTTAGTTATCGCAACAATGCGTTCAAGAGGTTTAGCAACTTATGGTAGTGACAATGGTGCGGTTTATGAAGTATCAGGTTTAACAGATGTTGGTATGGTATGTACAGGTGGTTATTCAGGTGTTACTAAAAACCCATTCTCAACGTTTGGTTTAAATGTTACTAAAGCGGACGGAACTAATTTATTCTTCGAGACTTCATTATCTACTTCAGATTCAAAATACATTAGTAAAGTTTTTGGTAAATCGAATTTTGGTAAAGACAGAGAATCTATTCCATTATTTGTTGAGGAGTCATACGCAACTTTATTAATTAACGCATATAGAAAAGGTTATGTTAGAGGTTTAAGTTGTGAATTAAACGCATTAGATTCCGCAAGAAGTGAAAGTAATAGTTCAATCGGTTTCTATTTAGAGAAATACCAATCACCAGTATCCCCATGGGTTGTTTCTGAGTTGAGAGGTTCTAAAGTATTTGACTTATTTAAATTTGTTACAATTTCTGATGGTGAAGACGCTAATACAGAAGTAAAAATTTCTATCTCGAATATCTCATTTAACAACGGAACATTTGACGTATTAGTTAGAGATTTCTTCGATACTGATAATAACCCTGTAGTTATTGAGAAATTCACTAACTGTAATATGAACCCAAATGATAACAATTACATTGGTAAAAAAGTTGGAACATCTGATGGTGAATACCAATTGAATTCAAAATATTTAATGATTGAACTTAATGAAGACGCACCGATTGACGCATTACCATGTGGATTCAAAGGATTCACAACAAGAGAATACGCTGGAAGTCGTTCACCATTCCCATTAATTAAATCTAAATACGATTTTCCAGGTGAAGTTGTTTTTGACCCACCATTTGGTTTATCAACAGGTGCGAACGCAGTTTCAAGAAGTTCTGGTGACAATATTAGAAGAACTTACTTAGGTATCTCAGATACTGTTGGTATTGACACAGATTTCTACCAATATAAAGGTAAACAAATACCAAGCACATCAGTATGTGATGCGGTTACAGGTCCTGAATGGTCTTATAGAACTAAAGGATTCCATATGGATAAAAACGCTATCGTTATAACAATACCAAACGCGTTTTCAACAAGTGGTACTCCTGAATTCGTTTGTGGTGATGCAGAATTTAGTTCAGACCCTGACGATGAAAATAACCCATACTACAGATTATATGCTAGAAAATTCTCTTTCTTAGTTAGTGGAGGGTTTGACGGATGGGATATCTATAGAGAATATAGAACAAACTCTGACAGATATGTGTTAGGTAGAACAGGTTACTTAAAAGGTTCTTGTCCAACATTAAAATATCCTACGGCAACAGGTTGGGGTGCATTTAAACAAATTACTGTTGGTCAAAACAGAGTTGATTACGCAAATACTGACTACTACGCTTACTTATTAGGGATTCAAACATTCTCTAATCCTGAAGCGGTTAACATCAACGTATTTGTAACACCTGGTATTGATTATGTAAATAACTCAGACTTGGTTGGAAGTGCAGTCGAAATGATTGAGTTTGATAGAGCGGATTCTGTTTATATTACAACAACACCTGATTATAACTTGTTTACACCATCATTAGGTGACCCAATTGATATGATTTTACCACAAGAGGCGGTAGATAATTTAGAAACTGCGGGAGTTGACTCTAACTACACGGCTACTTATTACCCATGGATTTTAGTAAGAGATACTGTTAATAATACACAAATCTACTTACCACCAACAGGTGAAGTAACTAAAAACTTAGCGTTAACCGATAACGTAGCGTTCCCTTGGTTCGCGGCTGCGGGTTACACAAGAGGTATAGTTAGTGCTATCAAAGCACGTAAGAAACTGACTCAAGAAGATAGAGACGTTCTTTACAAAGGAAGAATTAACCCAATCGCAACCTTCTCAGATGTTGGTACGGTAATTTGGGGTAATAAAACTCTTCAAATTAAAGAGTCAGCGCTTGACAGAATAAACGTAAGAAGATTGTTATTACAAGCTCGTAAATTGATTTCAGCGGTTTCGGTGAGATTGTTATTCGAACAAAACGATGATAAAGTAAGACAAGATTTCTTAAATGCGGTGAATCCAATATTGGACGCTATCCGAAGAGATAGAGGTTTATACGATTTCCGTGTAACAGTTTCTTCAGACACTGCGGATTTAGATAGAAACCAAATGACAGGTAAAATCTACATTAAACCAACTAAGTCGTTAGAATTTATAGATATAACATTCTATATTACACCGACGGGAGCATCGTTTGAGAATATTTAATAAGAAGTAATATAAGCCGACATTTTTTTAAGTGTCGGCTTATTTATATTAAAAAGAAAATAAAATGAATAGAAAAAGATTACGTGAAGGTTTTGACGATACAGGTACACCTGATATGAAATACTACGCATTCGATTGGGATGATAATATTTTAGAAATGCCAACCAAAATCATTTTAAAAGATGAAAACGGAAATGAAGTACCGATGAGTACAGAAGATTTTGCTCATTATAGAGGTAATTTAGACAGTAAGGAACCTTTTGAGTATGATGGACATACTATTGTTGGTTTTGCATCAAATCCTTTCAGATATTTCACAACAGAAGGTGATAAAAACTTTGTGATTGATTCAATGTTAGCGAAGTTAGGTCCAGCATGGCCTGATTTTGTTGAGGCAATCAATAATGGGTCAATATTTTCAATAGTTACCGCTAGAGGACATACACCTTCAGTAATTAAAGATAGTGTTTATAATTTTATAGCTAGTAATCATAAAGGTATTAATTCAAATGAATTAGTTAAAAATTTAGAAAAATATCGTGATTTAGCGGGATATGGTGATATGTCAAAAAAAGAAATGATTGAGGAATATCTTGATTTATGTAAATTTTATCCTGTAACTTATGGAAGTGGTTCAGCTACTAATCCTGAACAAGGTAAGATTGACGCATTAACAGAATTTGTTAATTATATTAAAGAAATGTCAAAATTCTTAAAAAAGAAAGCATTTCTTAAAAATGAAATTAGTAATAATTTTGTACCTCAAATAGGGTTTTCGGATGACGATTTAAGAAATCTTGATAAGGTAAAATCACATTTTGGGGATGACCCAGAAAATATAATTAAAACAATTTCAACGCATGGAGGAACTAAAAAGCCTTATTAATATATTTATTAAATAAAGTTAATAAATAAAATAATATTAAAATAATAAACTAGAACTAATTTTTATACTAGAATAATAATTTTTTAAATTCTGGAAGTAAATAGAAAAATTATTCAAGGGATATTTATAAATAAAAACATAAACAAAAATTAAAATAAATAAATATGGCTGATTTACTAATGAAAATGCCGCTTCCTTATGAACCAAAAAGACAAAATAGGTTTATATTAAGGTTTGATTCTTCACTAGGTATTAATGAATGGTTCGTTGAATCAACTGCTAGACCTAAATTAACTATTGCGGCAACTGAAATCCAATTTTTAAATACATCAACTTATGTTGCGGGTAGATTTACTTGGGGAACAATCAGTGTTAAATTCCGTGACCCGATTGGACCTTCAGCGTCTCAAGCGTTAATGGAGTGGGTACGTTTATGTGCTGAGTCTGTTACAGGTCGTATGGGATATGCTGCAGGTTATAAAAAAGACGTTTACTTAGAAATGTTAGACCCAACAGGAGTTGTTGTTGAAAAATGGTTACTTCAAGGTGCTTGGTTATCTGATGTTGACTTTGGTTCTTTAGGATATAGTACAGATGGTGTTGCAGAGATTAATGCAACTCTACGTCCTGATAGATGTGTCTTAATATACTAAGATAAAAATATTAAATTTAATAATCCACGTAATTTGGTTTGCGTGGATTTTTTTGTGTTTATTAAAACAAGTTACCAATTATATTTAAAATAAAAGTAATTTATATGGAACAAAGTTTAATGCAAGCTGGACAAGAAAATTTTAACTTACCACATGATGTGGTAACATTACCTAGTGGTGGTATTTTTTATAAATCAAAGAAAAAATCGGTTAAAGTTGGTTATTTAACTGCGAACGATGAAAATTACTTATTGAATTCTAATCGAAATTCAAAAGAAAATATTGTAATTGGGTTATTGAGAAATAAAATATATGAACCTGATTTAAGACCTGATGAACTTTTAGAAGGTGATGTTGAAGCTATCTTAATCTTTTTAAGAAACACATCATTTGGTTCTGAATATAGTGTTCAATTATTAGACCCCTCGACTAATAAATATTTTCCACACACAGAATATTTGGAGTCGTTAAATATTAAACAAACTGAACATAAACCTGATGAAAATGGTTTATATACAACAACATTACCTAAAACTGAAATGACCGTTCAATTAAGACCATTAACATTTAATGAAATAGTTGAATTAGATAGACAAGCGGAAGAATATCCTGTTGGATTAATTCCCCCAAAAATTACTTGGAGATTAAATAAATTAATTATATCTGTTAATGGAAATAATGACAGAGGGTATATTTCAAAATTTATTGATACATTACCTATTATGGATTCTAAACAT